ATTACCAGATTTATCTAGTTCTGGTTTCCACAGTCTTTCATCTACATATGATTTTTTCTCTTGGGGTTTGGTTTCACCTTTAGCTGCGTCAAGCAACTTATTCAGCGAACCACTACTTTTTAGACTATCTAAAGACATCTTTTATCTCCTTTCGTATTGTTGTCGTATGTTAATTTGTATATCTTTACTACACAACTATTTATAATAGTTATTCTGGTCATTATACTAGCCCCTGACATACTTTGTCAAGTGTTTTATAATTAATTCCTTTAACATTTTTTATCTGTAATTTGTTCTCGTTATTGTGGTCATCTACCCAATGAAACTGAGTATCTGGAAAGTTCTTAAATATTTCAATTAATTGTACTAACCAATTATCTACATTAAATCCTTTTGCTTCTTCTGGTAGATAGTTATCTGTTCCTTTATAGATATTATTCAAAGGTTCATCATAACTACTTAAATCAAATCCTAGCATATAAACATCACTTACACCCTCTTGGCATGCCAAATATATTGCAGTTGCTCCAGCACACCATTCTTTAGGATAGTTTATATTTTTAATCTTATCATTCTCTTGTAACCATGTAACATATAGACCTACATTCTTGTAACATTTTCTTTTCACATCTTCTTTGTCAAGGTATGGAAAGTTCTTTATCATCTCTTGATAGTTTCTTTCTGCATCTATTGCTTCTTTTCCTTGTACAACACAAATATCACTATTGTTTGGATTATCAGTTTGAAAAACTAGTTCTTGTGGATAGTTCATCATTAGAAACTCTGGATGAAACTGTTCTAGTGTACTCCAATCTGCAAACCAACAATTGTTCTTAGATGTATAACCAGACTTGTATATCTCTTGTTGTATTCCATAATCTATGGCAACTAGATTATCAACTTTACAATCTCTGTAAGCGGCATTACAACCCCATGTAGTAAATCCTTTATAATCTTTGGTTACATCCCAAACTTTACGAGATTCACCATTTCCATAAACTATTGCCTTACTCATATCACACCATTAATCCTTTTAATATTAATTTAAAACTGTTAGTATCAAAATTTAAAAAAGACTTATAATCATTCATAAGTTTATATACATCTTTCCAAACATAGTCATCAATAAGTTTTGTATTCCACTCTTTATGAAAACTCAATATACTGTCTAGTATAACTAAAGTTTCTAGTGAAACTCTTTTACCAAGATAATCTTTTAACAATTTAGGGTGTTTGTTTTTAGATACGGCAACTAGATTTTTATCTAGTATTGGTTCTATCTCTGACTTAAATGTATAAGTCAAACTTTGTATTTTCTTTTTCCACTCTGTATAATTATCTTCATCAAACTTACCGACCCAACCTTTTGGGTATATCAAAAAATTAGCAAGTAAATAATCTTGTACATCTTCTTTACTTTTATATTTTCTAGTTAATTTAACAAAAAAAATTCTATCATTCCTTTTGTAGAATGAATTTCTTGATACTTTAGATTTACCATTATACTTTATAAAATCGTAATCACTTTTATCAAAGTGTGCCTTCATAGCACAATACATTAAATATGCATCTATTGGTTGCATTACATAGGTAGTTTAGCAGACTTAGGTAAATAATTTAAATCCCTTGCATTTGCTTCTACTTTTTCTTTTAAGTTTTTTGTTAATAATTTTGCTGTACTTACAGGTTCAATACCCAACTGTTCACAATAGATAGATATTGCTTCCAAGTGTGTAACTCTTTTATGAAAAGCAATCCTTTCTATTTCCAAAGAGAATGTCTTTGGTGTGTGAACTGTGTTGTCTGACATTACACACAACCTGTAGGTTTTGGTAGACCACCATACTTTGCAATTTTCTTCATTGGCCCTGATTGAAAGACTTCGTATAACTTACTTGCCTTTCTATCCATATTAAACTCTTTTGCAAAGTTACGAACAGCAGGAACTGTTCCTGTTTCTCCATACATTTCCCTTGCCTTGTCAATGTATGTTTTTATTTCTTCGGTAATTTCCATTCCATCAAGTTCTGCCATTTGATACATAACTTCTTCTGACCAATCGTCTATATTGATAAGAAATCCATCACCATCTCTATTTAAATCCATAATATACTCCTAAAATTTTCACTAATTATAATATATCCAAACATGTTTTGTCAACCTTTAAAAAGCTGCACTAGAACCACAACCACAAGTAGATTTCGCATTAGGATTACTAATATGAAACGCACTACCATTTAGTGGGTCATCTGTATAGTCAATAGTGGCACCTTCAAAATAAACACCACTCATTGGGTCTATCAAAAGTTTTACACCATTGGTTTCAAATACCCAATCCTCATCTTTTTGTTTGTCTAAGGTGAATCCATATTGAAAGCCTGAACACCCACCCCCTTGTATAAAACAACGAAGTTGAAGACCATCTTCTTCACTTGCCAAGATTACTTTTGCTTGGTTAGCTGCACTCTCTGTAAATATCATTTCCATTAGTTGTACCACTCCTCTAGTGTTTTCTCTAACAATGGTAAGTATTCGTCTTTTTCTTTAACAAACTCTTGTACTGTACCATTTTCTGTCACAACTAAAATTACTATTTGATTGATAGGTGTTCCTGTCATCTCCTCAAACATTTCAGCATATGCTGCTGTTTGAATATAGTAATTTTCATTATAAGAATCTTTTCTTTCATTGGTAGATGTTTTAAAATCTACGATTGAGAGATGATGTTGATAATTTGCTATCAAATCTACTCTACCTGCTACCTTATATTTATCAGAATACAAAGTCATCTCTTGTGCATACACATCAGTTATATACTCAAACTTTTGATTTTTCAACTCATTGAATAAAGTATATGGAAAAAAATCTTTCTTATGTTTATCCCAAGTTTCTTGACTAAAATCTTCATTCAACCAATCTTCACACATCTTATGTACTTTCGTACCTCTGACGGCAGCTTTGTTTGCAATGTGATTTGCAACATCATTACCAACTCTTTTTCTCCACTCCATTAATCCCTTTTTATTTCTAGGTGATAATACTGTGGTGATAGATGGATACTCATTACCTTCTGGTGTTACATAAAATCTTTTTCTATCAACTGTTTTTGTTTTTAATTCTGGGAAATGATATAACCCATCATTTAATTTAATTTCATAATTTTTCATAATTTATTTAACTCCTACATTACTAGCAATCATAATTCGTTTTTCTTCGCAATCACATGGTGGAACAGAATGTTTAACTATGCCTGGAAATACAATCAACTCACCTTCTTTAGGTTGAATGGATAAATCTCCTTCTGGGAAAACTAATGGTGATGCACCTTTCGGCATACAAATATAATAACACCAACCATAAACACTACCGACATGATTATGTTCTTGAACCCAATCTCCTTTACCATAGATAGCACCCCAACACTTTCGTGTATAAAACTTTGGTGGATTGACTGAATTCTTTCTACCAGATGATTCTAAAATAATATCTAAAACTTTATCACATAATTTTTTTGCAATATTATTATGTGTATGTAATTGCCAATCAGACATAGATGCTTTTACAAATGTTTTACTTTCCTGTACATCACCTAAACTCATAATATATTCTGCCAGAGTATTATTTTCTTCTGGTGTTAATAGATTCTTCTTTTGAATAATAGGAATCTGTATATTAAACTCATGTGTAGGGATTTTAATTTTTTTAACACGATTAATAAGACCCATAATATAATTTACACTTCATACCATTCTTTACTTTCAAATAATAAACCTTCTGCTTTTCTTCTTCTAATTAAACCGTCTAGTGTTTTACCACCTGCCTTATTCCACCTTTTCATTTCAGATGGTACTGATTGGTAGTCGCCTTCATTTAATTTTTTTAACATTGTTGATTGTCTTAAATTACCGACACCTAAATTAAATGTCCATGCAACTAAAGCATCAAACTGACTTTGATTTAATTCTACTGCAACATTAACATTTACATATTTTTCAAACTTTGCGATATCTTGTTCTAGTAATTTATCAGCAACATCTTGTGTAATCACATCTGTTTCTAATACTCCACCTGTATGACCATAACCTATTGTCAATACATTTGCAGAACATCTGTATGATTCTAATCTACAACCTTCAAATTTCTTAATTAGGGCTAATCCCTCTTGACTGCATTTCATAATTCAACTCCTATACCTTGTTTAGTTTTTTCTATGAGATAACTTCTCACAAAACCAGACCTTACAATATCTGGAATGTCAAATTCTACACAATTAAATTCATCCATATTTTCTAGAACTCTTAAAAAATCGTGTAACCCATTTCTCTCATTCGTCTTTGTCAAATCTGTTTGACTAAAATCACCACAGAAGAATATTTTTGAATCTTGCCCTACTCTTGTAATGATAGTATCTAGTTCATGGAAGTTTAAGTTTTGACATTCATCAACAATTATAATTGAGTTATCAAATGTTAAACCTCTAAGAAAAGAAGTAGATACAAAGTGTAAACTTCCTTGTCTTTTAAGTGCATCATATAATCCTCTAAATGATTCTTCGTTTGGTTGTTTGAACATGAACTGTACCATGTTTGCATATGGAACTTGATACAATGCAGCTTTGTCTTCTTCATCGCCCGGCAAGAATCCTATCTCTCTTGTCGGTATGAGTGAACGAACAATTACAACCCTGTCAAATGGTGTTTCATTATTTAAAACATCTTTTAATGCAAGATATAATGATACAAATGTTTTTCCTGTACCAGCACACCCAAAATAAAAACCATTCTTATCTGCTTTATGACCTTCAAATACTAATTTTTGATTATCTGTAATTGGTTCTATTTTGACCAACTCAGCAGAACTAATTTCTTTCTTCTTTGACATTTATACACATCCTGTTGGTTTAGGTAATCCAGCGTACTTACATGCTTGTTTAGCAGGCCCGTATGGAAATAACTCATATAGATATTTACTGTTACCTTTATCTTTTCCTAATTTCTTTCCTATTTTTTTAGTAAGAACTCTAACTGCTGGGGCAACTTGATATTCTTCGTAGTATTCACGAAGAAAGTTTATTACTTCCCAATGATTTTCATCTAATGGGGCGCCGTCTACTAGTGCCATTGCTTCAGCAACATCAACATCCCATGTATTTAAGTCTGCTAGATATCCTTCTTCATCTACTTCATAACTTTTACCATTAACTTCTAGTGCCATAATTTTTCTCCAATAGTACACCTTTATGCTTAACATAACCTTTCTTGTCTTCTTTCTTTCTGTCTTTTTCTACTGTTGCCTTACAGAATTTGCGAAGATGTTTTGCGACAAAATTTCTCATATTCTTAATATTTATAACCCTTTCTTATTATATCTTCCTCTATACATTTACTACCATACTGTATTTCTATTATTCTAGTTGGATTATCTGTATTATTTTCTAACTGATGCCAACTCCCAACAGGAATGTGAACATAATCATGTTTGTTTAAATCACTCCATGTTTCATTTAAATTATATCTAGCAGAACCCTCTGATATCATCCAGAATTCACTTCTTTCTTTGTGATATTGTAAACTAATTGATTTGCCAGGATTAATTGTTAATTCTTTAACTTTGCAACCATCAATTTCATGCAATACTCTATAATATCCCCATTGTCTTTCTTCTTTTGGATTTTTCCATTCTCGTAAAATCCATGATGATGAATTTTTTTTATCATCACCACCAACTCCAAACTTATATTTTATACCATCCATTATTTCATTTTTTGGTATATTTTCTAATGTCCTATCACCACCTTTTGCAAATATAATTTCATCATCTTTCCACTTATCTTTACAGTATTCTAGTGCGTTTGAAACCGAACCATCTGAATCATCAAAACTAAAAACCTCATCTACAGATTTTAAATTTTCCAAAATACATTTTCTTTCTTCAAATGGCATAAATGATTTACTCTTTTTTCTAACTAACCAATCATCACTATTCAATGCAACTATTAACTTATCACCTAACATTGCAGCTTCATTAATGTAAGAAATGTGTCCACTATGAATGGGGTCAAACCCACCAGATATAATAACAATTTTCATTATTTTTTATCAACCCCATTGTAAATATAATATTCTTTTTTATTAATCATAGTTGTATAAATTCCATCTATGGTTCTCAAATAATTCCTGTATCTTCTAAATCCTATCTGTTTACCCCAATCAAGATACTTAGACATAGTTTTAGTGTCTACTGTTTTTTGTTTCTTAACAAAGTCTACGATATCTTCTTTTTTATCACCAGATTTTACAATATTATTTGATTGTTTATCTATAGCCTCACTTATCATATTATTAAATGATATAACCCTATTTGTCCATGCGTGAACACTAGAACAATGGTCTAACGCAAGTTGAGATTGTTGGTTTCTCCAATTATTATCATCTAACATGCGATTAATTAATTGAACAGCTTCGTTTGTAGTTTTAAATCCACTTTCCATTTTATCACCAAATAATTCCTTAGTTTCATTACCTATTTCATAAACATAAGGAATACCTTTACATAATCCATCTTGACTTGACATTGCCCAACGAGTTCCACCATGAAAACCAACCCTACAATTTTTTAGTTTGTTAGTGTATTCATCTCTATCAGACGGACCATTAAAATCAAAAAAAGACATATCATCAAAAGTTTTTTTTAACATTTGAATACCTGTTGGGTCAATCATAGAGCAAAATACTTTAAAGTCTTGTCTTTGTTCTCTGAGTTGTTTTATTATTTTTATAAAGTTTTTCCAACCCCTGTATTCTTTTGTTCTATGATTAAACACAATTATTTTTTCTGTATTAGTTTTTACTGACTTTGATATCTTATCAGTTTCAATACCTAAGTACAAAGGTATCATAATACTTTTTAGTTTACTAATAGTTTTTTCAGAATAATGTTCTTTTGCTTCCTCTAATAAAGCATCAATCTGAGTTTGAGTATTTAATCCACATCTATCCATTTGTAACATACCTGTTATGTTATTATGATAGAATGTGGTTTCCCAATTAGGAGCAAACTCTGAGTTTTCTATCCAATGTGAATAACCTATTACAGGAATATCTTGTGAATAAATGTTATGACAATGGTTTTTTATATTTGTAGTTTGTTCTGGTAAATGGCTCCATATGACATCCATTTCTATTTCTTTTGCATTTAACACTTTATTCCATTGATAAAAATCATAATGTCCTCTCATTGCATTTGGAAATGATGGTATCTTAAATATGTATTGTTTAGTATTTGTAAAATCTAACCTTGAACAAAATTCTGTAATTGGAATATGAAAAAATAAATCATTTCTTATCTTATTTAATTCTTTAATCACATTTTCCATGACAAGAACATATGAATCTTGATTTAAATTTGTTTGTCTTGTAATATTAGGAACACACAAAATTTGATATGTTGACTTTTTTATGGTTGACAAATCCATATCACCCTCAAAAAATTGTTCTAACATTATAAAAACTCCTTTAGTGTTCCTTTAAACTGTGAATATTTATAGGCTGATTTACAATTAATTGTAAACTTTCTCATTCTACCAATGTTTTTATATTCTTCATATCCACCAAGTTTTACACAATAAGGATATTTTTTTAATATTTTCATGTGTTCTTCTTCATCAGATTTGCCAGTTCTAATTTCTGCACAACCACCTTTATCATAAGCAGTTGCCCACCTAGACATAACAACTTCATCAAAAATCACATTCTTATATCCTCTTATTAAACACTCAATATTAAAAACAGAATCTTCACCAGTTTTTGCTAAATTCCAATCTACTTCATCAATAAAAGTGGATAACTTATCACCATCAATCCAATGAACTGCTAATATAACACTATTATAATAATATTGTTTTCCATAAGGTGGTAAAGCTTCTTCTCTGTTTCCTATATGCATGATATCTGGTTCTTCAAAAAAAGTATTAACCAAAGAAAACCAATATTCCCAATCTTCAACTGTCATAATTCTTTTTGATTTTTCCATATTAGGTTTTTCATTATAATATTTTGTATTCCTTCTATGTAACCTTACATCATCATCTATCATACCAAACTTTGTTTTACCAGCGTGATGATATATTATTTCTCTTGTTTTTGCGATACCAATATTATCACCCACAACTAAATATTCACAATCATATTTGTACTCATCTCTTTCTTGTTCTTGTACAACCATGATTACATTTTCTTTAATTTTATCTGGTAAATTATCAAAAGTTATTTGACTATCAACTCTACGAAATGTTGGTATATATATTTTCATCTTATTATATCAATCTTATCCATTGTACTTTGATTCCAAACTTCTAGTT